GAAGAAGTTCAGCTATCCCACCTCGATTAAACATCTTGACATACGTAGAGACAGACTGGCGACAAATGCCCAGTACTTCTGCAGCTTTTACCGTAGAAAAACCTTCAAGAATCAGCCGAACAGCCGTCACACGCTGCCGAAAAAAAAGCATCAAAAATCACACGCTCTTCCTTTCGTAACGCTTCACTCGTAAATCCGTGAGTGTTTGTAATCAGTGATTTTTTCATAACATAATCCGCTCCTTATCATTGTGATGATAGGAGCCAGTATTGCCAAATAACCGTTTGTTAAACCCTTAATCGGTAGCTATATAACATCACCTGTCCTTCCGTTCTTTTGTTCTTTTACATTTTTATGGAGTAGGGTAGGTATCTATGATTACTTGTTTATTTTATCCTTCGCTGATTTTCTTGCTTCTTTTTCTGCTTGTGCAGCTTCCATCGTTTGGTTATCCATTCAAAATCTTTTTGTTGATAAAGAGAACGTTTGTTTTGAATAGAGTCACGCACTTCTTTCCAATGCCGTCCATACCGTTCCGCACACCGTTGCCATACTTCACTTCTATCCTTAACTTCCGGGGGAGGGGGAACCATATCGGCAATAAAGGCCGAGCATGTTTTTCCGGCCAGTAGTCGTATCGCATTAATGGCTTGTCATTTTTCCTGAAGGTGTATAGAATCCCTTTGTATTGTCATACGGGAAAAAAGGGGGGAGCTAACCAGGAAAACTCACTAGTCTAGTTCGCCTTATAACCGGTGATATGTCTAGGGTATTCGTTGTCGTAATTATCTGATCTGCTGAATGGCACACGAAAAACCACTTTACCCGGTATTTGTTCCGTCCAATCTCCTTTCAACGGTACGGAAAACCTTATGGTTTGTTGTAGACCGAGCACTGATTTCCCGGCTGTATTCCGCCTTGGTTCCCGGCAGAAGAGATTTGCTAAGAGAAAGCATCGGAATTTGTCATGTGATTGGATACCATCTTTCCCGGAAAGAAGCTCTTCCCGGTACCCTAATGAACCCGATGAAAACGGGGAAGTAGGTGGGAATGCTATTAACAAACGAGTAGAGTATCTAGATGTTCGCTGTATCGATGATAATGGCAGTAACCATGACCATTAATATTGTGTTTGCCTACATGGTTCCGTTGGAGTATTTAATGTTATTTATCATGATATATCATATCATCTATACCCAAAAATAAAGCCCTTCTACCGTTTTGATAGGAGGGCATAGTTATGCTGCTGAGCTGTACAACTTTACATCTAGTTTATTACTAATGTTTTTGTTTTTGGAAATTGTTATAACAAAACAAAATGGTAATTTATGCATAAATAACAAAAAAGTAAAATGAACTATTTACATTATATATAAATTATTGTTAAAATAAGTAAATTAAGTAAATTATTTACTATAAATATACTTATTTTGCTACTTTTGGAATCGGGGGTATATATCCTATGAATATGAGAAGAAAATTATTAGTAGACATTGTGGCCACTACCCTACTCTATATTTTCTGTATAGTTTGGATGTATAGAATGGGTGTGTCTGCTAATACGTTTTGGTTCGCGGTTATCTTTGTAGGATCGGTAATCCTATTTAGGATTTATAACGGTTTCTTTAGTAAGAAAAATAGGAAGTAGGGTGGTTAAATCAAATTTAGAGACTAAATAGGGGAGAATATTATGAAAAAAGGAAAAGTATTACTTTCTACAGTTGCACTTGCTTTATCAGTAAGCGCATTAACTCCTTCAATCTCATTTGCATCCAACGAGACTAGTGCAGTGGAACAATCTGTTTCGGTAGCACAATCTGATATAACACTTGAACAGTTATTTTCAAGCTATCAAATCGCAGATCAAAAGCAAGAAGGAAAGATTCGTGAGATTGCTTATAAAAAGAACGATGAAATCCATAACGTTATTTTTAATGGCGAAGATGGAACAGTAAGAATTGATGGTAAAGTTCAACCCGATTTCAGTTTTGAATTTGATGAGGAAAAAGCAAGACAAAATGCTAGTACAAGCGGACAATCTACGCAATCAACAACATATGCCGCACCACCTATGAGTGGTTATACGTATGTTGATACATTATCTGGTCATACACAAGAAGCTAAAGATGCTGCTGCACTAGCAGCGTCACTAGCAACTCTTATTCCGGGCGTTGGAATTACGGCTAAAGCGGCAGCGGTTTTGACGTCATATGTAGTTACTAGCAGAATACCATCAGCTTATTACACATATGATTTATACGAAAAAGGTTTTATGACCACGAACTGGTATCAGTATTCGACAATACGTATGTATTACGATTACGCCCACAAGCAGCCGATGGGTCAATCTTGGACAACTAGTCCGCAACATATAGATTTACCTAATAGCTAAGAGGATAGTTTTTGTCACATTTTCTTAGCTAGATAAAATAGGAGGGTGTCCCAAAAGTGACTTTGGGGCCCCTTTTTTAAGCAGTCCGTGAAATGCTCGTTCTGAGCTTATCTTTTTTTCTCTAAAAAACCCGACTAAAACGCCAGATAGATAGTCTGCTGCCATACAAATAGCAAGGGCAACTACTAAACGGTCAAATCCTCCAAGTAAAAAGGCAGCGCTCGCTGCGCCGCCCCCAACTACAAAAGTATAAAATGTATCTGTTTCCTGTCTCATCTACATCCTCCTCATCCCCTTTCCGGGGAAAAAATAAAAACGCCTCTTCCTTTATTGGAAAAGACGTTTGTTATGTTGTTGTTTGCTGTTCGACTGTATAACCATATTCGTTCTGTAAAACTGCAATTGTAGCTTCTTTTTTGCACGCTGGCACTTGTTCAATCGTCATTTTTCCGTAGTAAATTCGATAAGCGTAAATGTATTCCATATTATACTGTCCCTCCATTTTTCAAAGCTTCTATTTGTGCATATAAATCTGCCATTCCTGCCATAAGCGTGTTCATCACTTGGGTTTGTTGTGCATACATTTCGGCAATACCTGCTATTATCGCGTCAGTTGCAGCTTCTTGAGGCTCGGGCTTCCTCATTTCCGGCTCATCCGTTTTTGAGGGTATTCTCTCAGCTAAAAAACTTTCCCATTCTGCTTGTGTTAATTCACTTTCGAATCTTTCTAACTCTTCGTTAGTAGATACAACCGCTGTTTCTCCATCATAAACAATACGGTTGATCTTCATAAAACTTACATCTGGTTTCCCCTCAATCAATGCTATTCTGTAATATCGCATAGATTGACCTCCTTTATGCCTGCTCGTAAACAATTATAGCTTCTTCAAAGCTAATACTGCCTGTAATGAGATACTTTATTTCGATTCGATTATTCCACGGTAAATGCAGGAGTATATTAGGATGGAAAGTACCACTAGCATATGAAAAGCTTTCAAGGCCTCCATGTAGTCCACCATAATGATGAAATGCATAACCGCCGCCACCACCTGTGTCATATCCAGCTGCTATAGTTAAGATTTCCGGTGTTGAGAAACCAATCGCATTCGGATAGTTGCTATCTCCTGATAGCTTAACATGAGAAATTAAATAACCATCCACCCATATTTGAAAATCGATACGGTCTGAGCTTTTAAATGATGATAAAAGGAATCTAAACGTTTGTAATTTCCCTTTTGTACCAACTCCAGAATCAAATAGCCATTGCCAAACCCCTGCCGTATCTGCCGGGTTAACATGTAACCTTTTTGTTGTTGGCCATTTTGCAACTGATGTATCCAGTACATTGCGGATATCGACAACTTTAGATTGCAGAGAGCCATTTCTATTTGCTAAATCAGTTATATTACCTAAATGATACTTTAAATCAGCTACTTTTGTTTCTAGTGTGTCCACGTAATCATTAATTTGTTTTAAGTAGGCAAACAATGTAGTGTTACCAGCAGCATCCGTATTCTTGCCGGTTCTTTTTAATTGCTCAAGTACCTGACTAAGCGTTACTGCATCCATTAAACCACGCTCCTTGTTACTGATTGTAAATTGCCGCTTTCATCATAATTAAGCGTCTGTGTAATCGTCTTACCCCCGACTGTTTCCACGACTTGTGTTAGCTTTCCGCTAGAATAAGTAAGATCAGTAGTTTTTACGACAGTTGTTCCATCTTTTTCTTCTACTTTTGTTAAGTCTCCATTTGTGTAAGTTAAAAAGACAGACCGCGTATCTGTCTGCTGGATAATTGATTTAGAAAAAGTAACATCTTGATTTGTAGAGCCAGCCTGTAAATATCGAGCATCTGCCGTATCCTGATTAATTGACCCTTCTTGCATATTAGCAAGCTTTTGTTTATCCGCATCTGTATAGTCATTAGTAGAAAGACCCTTGCCTTCTTCCTTCAGTACAACTTTTTCATCGATCTTACGCCAGTTTTCATTGAGCATGGTTTCGATGTTAAACGTGTGATTTCCGTCTGTAACAGGGTCTTTCATATAAAGACCAAGATTAGGTGTGTTACTAGCCAATGATTTCACCCCCTGCAAATTTATCTAAAGTTAACGTCTCCATCTCATTCAATGTCAGTACGTTGTGTATCTCCCTGATAAGTAAATATCTGAATTTGTACGTTATCCCTAAGTGTGCTGGTATTAATTCACGTAATGTTTTCTTGATGTCATCCAAGTTCTTTGGTACACCGATTTTTCCGATAAACGTGACGATGATTGCGAAGTTTTGATAATCCTCTTCAACATCTACTTCTCCACCAAGCCAAGCAGAGGCAACGTTCTTAATAGTGGCTACTGTTACCGTCTCAGAGAATCGCATTTTCGCAATTACCAGTTCCCGACGCTCCTGCAGCGGCTTATTCTCGTCAATAGGGATGCCGAAGATTTTCTCCCAGTTCGCAATGCCCCAGGTGGCCGTCTCGGGGTCAAACTGCGCAAACACATCCTGACGCTTTGCTGCAATCCGATCTAGCTCGATAGCCTCAGCATTCTTGATTTCATTCGTCAATGGATCTTTATGATATCGAGGTGGCATTCGAGCAAGCATTTGCTCTTTTCTACTCATAGAAGTTCACCGTCCCAAGCACCGCAACTGAACCATCCGGAATCTCGATATTTGCCGTACCACTGTTAATAGTCAGGTCAGAATAATCGATAACATCCGGAATGTCACCTAGAATGTTAGCGATGCGCGTCCAGCGCACCAACGGGTCCTTAAAAGAAAGTTGTTTAAGGTAATCGGCTGCCGCCGGAATAAACTGTTGCTTGATTGTATCCACATCAGAGTACGAGGTCGGCACAACTTTCGCAGAAATATCAATCGCAACCTCTGTCACGCCGACTACCGTAATAATTGGACCGGCTGGCTTCACTGTTTCGATGTACTGCGCTACATCATCGATAATATTTTGTGCTGGTGCCTTCCCATTCTCATCAAGCAGAACGACTTTCACGCTGTTATTCCCATCCCATACCGGATACACCTTCGCGTCTGCCACTCCTACCCTCGACATGGCCCACTGCCGGTAGTGTGCAGCATTACCGGAAATACCCGGATTTCTTGCCTTCTCAAGCGTCCGTTTTAGCAGCGATTCTTTTGATTCTTCATCCACTCCGTTTGTGAATGCTGTATGCTCAATACTAGTAATGCCTTCGATTCGCTCCGCTAATTGGAGTGAGTTTGCAGGTATATTCCCGACTACTCCTCCGACAGAGCATTTAACAAGAATATCAACCTGGCCGTCTGTTATCGTTCCATCTTCTAGCGAAACGAACTCAAGGACATCATCTTCAATGAATTGAAGAACAGTACCAGCAGGGATGAGTACGCCGTCCGCGCCTTTGAATGTTACGAGATTCTGTGACTCTACCGCTGGCTTCCAGTCTACACCGACTCTTCTTGCCCATAATTTCATGTAGAGAAGATCCATCGATGCATTGAGGAAGCCGTTATAATACATGTTTTGTGTTGCAATCTGCTCTTTTTGTATGTCGATTGCAGTTGCTCTTGTAACATCAAATGGGATATTTCCTTCTGTCTTGTCGTATCGATCGTTGATATTGCTCAGCATCCGATTGTGAATATCGTCAATCTCTTCGACTTCAAAATCCGGAATCAACACCAAATCATCCATTTCCACCGAGCGGCACCCCCATTTCAAACGATTGACCGTCCACCAAATTCACACGGAAATAGACTGTCAATTTGTCCTCATCTTTCTCAAACTTCCATTCTGATAAAAAAGCCACCCTGGGATGCCGGGTGGCTGAAGCTTCGATATTCTCCTGTAGTTGTACGCGCATATCATCAGTCAGTACCCGACCAATACAAAACTCCGTCAGTGTGCCGTATTCATATTCCGGGGTATCCGGATAATTCGCATAGATCTCGTATTGATACTTCTCAGTTCGTAAGATATGAATAATCCACATCTTTACAGCCTCAATATCCGTCAGTTCAACCAGGCGTCCATTCCGAATGACAAACTCTCCTTTTTCGTAGTCGAACAGGAATCCGACTCCTAAATCAATGTCCAATTGCTGCTCCTGCTCGACCTCTTGCAAAAAATCATCCGGATTCGGCATTTCAGGTATCATTCAAGTCTCACCGCCTTATCGAGTACATAATATAGTTGCTGGTCCTGTGCTGGCAAAAGAATGACCTCATCACCAGGTCTAAGTTCGTCAACAAACTCAATTTCTGATTCAGATATTGAAAACTGACCATTTGAGACGGAAATATCATGTGCATGTTTATATGCGCCGCTTAACTCTTGCGATGTCGCACCCTCATCTTTGCTAAGTGAAAGTGATGTCGTAGATGACTTTATGTTTATAGTTCGCTTATGCCGCAATACATCACGCCCAAAGATTAACTGGCTTTTGTCCAGCACAATCGCCTCGCCCAGCTTAATTTCAATGTCTGGAAACGGCTTGGAGACTATACCAATTTGAACACCAATGAAAACTGGATTATCCCGCTGCCGTAGCTGTCCAGCCATCCATGTAGCGAACCGTTCAGGTGTCATTCCTTGCATATTTTCACCTCTCTCAATACCGCTTGAGTGTAATGTTCATCTTGTGAATACCGTTCGCCAATGTATGATTTGTGCTTGTAATGATAAACTGACCGATGATGCCTGTCTTCGGCTCATTCACCTGTAGCACCCGACCGGAACGCACATAATCGTGACCGAGCAAATCAAAACTTGATTCTTCATTCACTCGATTCAACTCCCGTAACGCCGACAGCGCTTGACGCTTTGCATCAGCAAGCGTGTTTCCGTCAAAAGAAATTGTCTCTTGCAGCAAGCCGTATTTTCCAATACTTCCGGTGTCAGCAATATGCGTATATACCTGGTCGTCCTTCGTGATAACAATGCTGTTTCGAAGCTCTGTAATGGATACCCGGCGCTGTGGATTGCTGATGAATTCAAGTAAGTCAAACTTGCCACTGCCGGTGAATAATTCAAGCGATGTGTTAATCAAAAAAGCGTACTGCCGGTCAATTAGCAGCTTTCCATTTTCCATCTGAAAACGATAGTCCTCGCCAATTTCTCGCTTTGCCTGGTAGAGAATGTCGCGCAGGATCTCGCTGTACGTCTGTTCGTTGTATATTTTCTTAATTTTTGTCTTCATGTCGGCGATGTGCTGTGTCGGTATCTTAAACGGTGCCAGCAATTCCTTGATGCACGCTGTCGCCGTCTTATTACCGCGAAACTGCACCGTCGTTTTACTTTTGTTCAAATAAAAAAGAGGATCGTAGCAAGTTACGGTCCTCGTCTTTTCGGTATATGTGATTTCGAAAATATAGCCCATAAAGATGATTTTACCGTTGTTGGTCATCGTGACGATGTCGCCTACCCGCATGTCAAAGCGCGGCATGTACGGCGTGCTGGCCGTAGATGGAAGAACGAAGTCCAGCTTCTGGCCGAGTTCTTCGAGCGAATCTGACCAGGTTATCTGCCCGACAATTGGTGTGAGTTCAGTTCGTTTGCCGTTGTTCGTCAAGAATAGCTGATGCGGCACGCCGATCACCTCTTCTTCCAATCAATGTGGACATGGTCATAATGCCCTTTCGTTCGCCAGAGCACGTAATATCCATTCGCACGCCCCCATGCCGCCAGCTCGTCCAGCTTTTTCGAGTTACCCACAACGTCATAGGCTTCATTTGTCAGATGTGCCGAATTCTTCGCGCCTCCCACTTCAGCATTATGCCGCGCCGACCGACCGGCCGAGCTGATACGTAAACCGAGTTTCTTCACTTTGTCGCGCACAGCTTTTGCCTGGGGCGAGTCATACCCTTTGCCTGGTCTTGATTTGTTTGAAGATGCTTTGCTTTTGCTGTCATCTTTTGGTGGAGGCACATACTTTTCAAATTTAGGGACGGTTGGTTTCACGCGCCCGGTGGCTTTCTGCACCTTCAACTGCGGAAACACGAACTCGGTCATTTCTAACGTATAATAGATGTCTCTGCTACCGTCTTTTACTTTTGGGGTGAAAGAATCAATTGTTACAGCCATGTTGATGTCGTAGTACGGAACCCGCAATCGAATTGGAACCCGGCGCTCAATCCAGCGCTTCAACTCTTCTACGTGCTTTCGGGCGGCTTGCCCGGTACCTCCCCATGCTTCAAAGCCAGCCAAACCAGTTTTATCAAACGAATATGGATTGTCTGGAAAAAAGGCTGTCAATGTAATTTTGCGAAGTGTTCGCGTACCAATCAGCCGTATCTCTCCGTTCACCGTCTGAAAAGTCTCGTTTGCCATTGTCGCCTGTGGGATTTCCAGTTCACTCGGCAGGACCGGAAGCTGCATGGTCTTCTCACCGTTATTGATAGACAAGAATATTGAAATCGGATTCTCCAATGTTTCACCTCCAAACTAAAAGAGGATAGCAGTCATGCTATCCCTTCAAAATCTCACTTTATACCAACAGCTTGTTTAACTTCTTTTAGACCTTTCTTAATAGGTTCCATCTCTTCTTTGAAGTTCTTAAAATTTTGATCTATAAAACGCAATTCTTGTTGATCCTTGCTCTCTAAATACGTAGCTAAATGTCCTGCTACCTTAGCCTTTTGGAAGTACGCATATGCGGTCCTATCTTTAATATCGTTTAATTTTTCTTTGATATCAGAAGGCAAGGTGTCGTCGACCTTTGTAGCATACATTTTATCTGTAATACGACTCATGTCTTTTTTTAAGTTTTTTAGGCGATTAACAGCTTCTTCTTTGCTGATCTTTTGGTTTTTAATATTGTCAGCTATAACAGAGAACTCGGTAGCCGTCTCATCCGCTTGTTTCACAGCCTTCATCAACTCTTGTTCAAAAGCTAAAACTTGCGCTTGATGCTTTTTGTTATCTTCACCACAACCTATCAAAAATAAAAAAATACTCAAAACAACAAATGCTATTTTTCTTCTAGTATTTTTCATATTCCCCCTCCTTTTTACCACATTTTATCATATATTCTGCATCGCTGATTGAAAACGTGTCATGAAGCGCTGGAACTCGCTGTCTCCACCTGCAACAGCATGGTAATGAACAACAACGCTCGCTTGTTTTGTCGTTGTAGTCGTATTTGACACATTGTTTGTTGTTACAATGCCACGCGAGTATTCCCTGTTTTCTTCTGCTGTCAGAATACGTTCTCCTTTATGGATTACAGCTATCCCATCCTCCGGAACATAATCAAGACCTTTTGAGAACCAACCGAGAAAAGGTAAGTCCCCACTATCTTTGCTCTCTGATGATTTTTCTTCCCCTCCACCACTTATCCAATCAGGCAACTTAAATTCTGGAAGCTTAAAATTTTCAATTGATTTTTTGAAGTTCTCCCATTTCTCGGATATTTTTTCAATCAACTTTATAATCGGATCAAGGAACTTTTTAGCTTTCTTCTTAGCATTATCCCATGCGTCCACAATGGATGTTTTTATCTTTTCGAAAGTAGTTGATGTATTAGTTTTAAGTTTATCCCACGCATCGGTGATCTTCTTCCATAACTCAGCAGTCTTTTCTTTGATTTTGTCCCAGTTTTCATAGACAGCGAATCCTACTGCAACGACTGCGGAAATTATTAGCCCCCAAGGCCCTGCCAATCGACCGATCCATGGGCCTAGATTTTTGATATAACCACCAATGTTCTTCAATGAAGACATGATTTTTCCTAATCCGCCAGCACCTACAAAAGCACCAATTGCCGGTAGGGCTGCGCCAACCATTTCGCCTAATCCGCTAACGATTCCATTTGTGCCACTATCAATATCGCCTATAACTTCTTTCCATTTTGTTTTCAGTTTATTTAGAAAGCCTTCGTTTCTTTGCTCAAGCGGTTGAATTTTTTCTCCAAGTTGATCATATCCATTTAACATTTTTTCAAGTATAGGGAGCATCGCTTCGCCTTGTTCCTCGAAAAGAGTTGCCATTAAACCGGCTCCTATTTCAGCTTTTGCTGTTTCATCATCCAAATTTGTAAGAGTGCTAAGAATTTCACTAATGGCTTTTTCCCCGTCTTTGCCACCTTTAACTATTGCTTCGCGCCATGCTTCTGATTTTTTGGTTAACTCATCATATTCTTTTAGTGCTTTACGATCTATTCCGAATTTCTCCATTTCTTTTTGTGCCTGCTTCGCGGCTTTTCCGCCTTCTTTAAGCGCTTTTTCCCAATCACCTGATTTATCATGGAGTTTTTCTATCATTTCGGAGTCAAATCCTTTTTTCGTTTGTATACTCCACAAATAATCAAGTGCATTCATAACACCTTTATCGCCTTTTTTGATGTTTGCAATGAGTTCATTAGAAATCGCGTCACCAAGACGATCCATGACATGGTGCCCTTTTTGTCCACCTTCTATCATTGCTCCCAAGAAGTTATTTCCTGATATACCTGCTTTTGCAAAGTTTGTGCTATATTCGTCTATCTGATCAAGCATTTCGTTGAACATCTCAACCGGCATCTTTTGTCTTGCTTCAATCAACATATTCAGTGCTTGCTGCGGACCATTAATATCCGCAAACTTATCATCCAATGCACGTACTGCTGAATTTAACTCAGTTAGATTATCAACACCTGTTTTGTTTAAATTCGCTACATCCATAGCGTACTTTTTTGCCTCTTCACCTTGAAGATGAAAATATTCTTGTGTGACACGAACAACTTCAAAAACTTCCTCCTTCGTAGCACCTTGTATATTTGCCCAAACATCTTTAGTTATATCAGTTAATTGTTTTGCCTGTGCTTCAGTCACATTAAGTGCCGCCTGAAACTCCCGATCCATCTGACCAAACGATATCAGGTCTTGTCCTAACGTATCGCCGATGTTAAAACCAACTAAGCCATTTAATGTATCTCGTAACGAGCGAGCTTGCTGTTCTGCTTCTTTTAGTTCTTGCTTCGCTTGTGAAGCGTCAACTTTTGGATCGGCGATATCTTGAATTGTATTACTCACTTGGTCGGCTGTATCTTCTAATTTCCTCATCTCATTACGTGCACTTGCTGTCTCTATACTATCAAGAGAATCGGCTGCTATATTAATGTAATCAATAGCATCGCTAGCGTTGTCTGCTCCTTTAGTTAGTTCTTGTAAAGCTCGAACGATATTACGCAAAGGGCTTGTTAAATTATCACGTAATGTTAATTGTGTATTTATCACGAAGTCAGCCATCTATAATAACCCCACTTTAATCATGCGCTTTCTTTCTTCTATCATACTCGCCATGAGCAGTTCCTTCTCAAAGTAGGATAGAGCATCAATTTCAGCTATCTTCCATCCTTTTTGAATATAATGATGATAAAGGAGGAACACTTCGTCCTCCTGAATTAGTTTTTTATTTCATCCACCAATCGCACTGATTCTCCTCTTTTCCTTCCAGCCAAATTCATCATGATTGCACAAATTTCCACAACCTCACTTGGATCAAATAATTCTTGCACAACAGCATCCGGCTTTGTTTTACATCCCACGGCTTCAATCAATTCTGGGTCTTTCAAGTTTGGCTCAACTACATTGCGCAACACAATTTTCTCCGTTATTTTTTTCAACACTTCAGGATCGCGTGTTCGTGAAAATTGATATACAAGCACTTCGTCGTACTCTTGTAAATCATCTCTGCTCGGTGTTTTAATTACGATTTCTCCATCCAGCGACGGAACGTACACGGTCGCCGTCTTTTCCTGTAATGTGCCTTGTTTCTTCGCAATGATATCCTGAATTTTTACTGTTGCCATATCAATCACTCCATTTCATAGCTTATGAATAAGAGAAAGCAGGCGCGATGCCTGCTTGTATTACTCTTCCCATTCTACTTGCGACGGACGGAACAGGAAGTCAAGTTTATCTGTCATAAGTTTTTTAGGTTCAAAAGTCAACAAATCCAAATCACCGTCAATTTTGCACTCGGAAATAATGACAGTTTGTTGTAAGCCGGTCTCTGGATTCTTCGCCTCCCCGATAATCGTAAATGTCGGGTCTTTTCGTTGCTTCAATTGCTCAATAAACCGCTTATAGACGAATCCATCTGTTTTCAATACTTCAATATTTCCTTTACCGCTCCAACCGACTGCTTTAGAGAACTCGTCCCATTCACCTACGACATCGAAGTTCTCGCGTTTTACTGAAATTTTTGCCTCGAACTTCTGCACATAAAACATCTCTTCGCCATCAAAATAAGCCTTGGCATCCGAACCGACAAACACTTTTTCCTCTCTGCTACTCAATGTTTACACCTCCTTACAATCCGATTACAAACTTCAAATCTTCCATAGCGTCCAGTGCAGAAACGCTACCTGCTAGATACACATTACTGCCTGTGTTAGCCCGCAAAATCTGTCCCTCATTCATCTCGCTGGTATCCTTACCGATTGACTCTAAGTACAGCTTTTGAGCTGCCACATCAATGCGTGCCTTATTCTCAGCTTCACGTTCTAGGACATTCTCGATCACAAGCTGTTGGAAATAAGCGTTGATGGCTGTTACGAACATCAACTTGTTCTGGAAGCTGTTCGGGTACTTGCCGACGTATTCATCCTCAAACGTCATTCGGATATCTTCGAGAATCATATCCATGATCTCTACAAGCCGGATTTTACTGAACGACTTCGATTTCTCCGCTGTGAACGTGACAAGCGAGTTAACTGCCCGGCCAATTTTCACCTTCTTGCCATCGTTGACCAAGATCAGCTCACCATTATCAATCGCTTCGTCCGGATCGTCGATTTCGTCAATAGAAGCAACATCCGGGAATACGTAGTATGTTGCCGAGCGTGTAAATGGCAAGCCAGCGAATACAGATGCCAGGCGCACGCAGAACTCTTCTGTTGTCTTTTCGCTGCCGTCCTTCATCTTGATGCCGGTCGTTGTGAAGTTGATGATACCCTCATGATCGGGACCGGACGCATTCGGCACCACTGCTTTGAAGATTTTCTTTTTCAACGTGCGTTGCCCTTTGATGAAGGCGACAATATCGGAAACATCCGTAGTATCAGCCTCCGGCATCGCAAGATAGTTCCAGTACATGCCTTTCAGCACTGTCAGTGCATCGGATACAGGCGCTTCCGCTGTGATCGGCACCGCAATTACCTTGGATGGCGTACCGTAGAATGCCTCCTTAATGTGCTTGATATTGGTCGCGCTGAAATCGGCATCTTTCACTTCTTCAATGCCCTTATATATTTTCATTTGCGTGGCTGCATCACGCAGAATAAGAGCCACAATACCACGCGCAGAACGTGTAATCGCACTGGCTGCCAGTGTCTTAAAAAGAATCTCAATTTTAGGCAGTCCCACGATTATCCCTCCTTCTCCAAATTAATGTGTAACTCGCCCATCATGTCGTACTGCGTAAAGTAGTCGTCCTGGAATACTAGACTGTATGCACTCACATCAAACGAGAAATGCAGCGCGTCACCTATCGTTTGAGTTGTCTTGTCGAAGATGCTCAGCACACGATTTCCGACCGGGAAATTCAGCTTGAAAGCATCGTTCAGGTCATCCGTCATGTTCCGATATTCTTCGTTGGTGTGCTTTTCCGTCATGTATACGATCTTGACTGTTACACGCTGATAACGTCGGTGTTCCGTTTCGTTCGAGTCGACGATAGGTAAAAGGTACACAAAAAAAGCAGGAAACTTCATCCCCTGCTTAACTTCTTCCCCGTATCGATTTTTCACCGCTGGGAAGTCGTTTTTCAGTTTTAAGAGAACAGCGTCAAACAACTCTGATAGCCTCATACACGCCCCTCCACGATGTCCTGTAGCCATTGTTTGATGTCCTGGTCTATCCACTCTTCCATTTGCTTCAGTGGAATCTCAAACATGTGGAAGCCCTGTACAAAGCCGACATACTCGCCAGCCTTATTCTTAATCCGGTGGCCGTATTCGATATGAGGCGCATAGTGAACGTTACTGCCTATAACCACTACAAACTCATCGCCTACTCGCTTAACTCCGTCAACCCTGATACTATCCCGCAGGGTACCACCTTTGCGTGTTGGTGTATTCTCGGCAACCGGTGTCAAACGCTTCACATCGGCCAGGTACCGATAAGCCAACTCCGTCAGCTTACGCTCGACCTTATCCGGCATTTCTCTTATGACACGCTGCAAAAGCATGCGCTCAAAGATATCCAGTCCTTCCAATTCAAAGCCCATCAAGCCTTCTCCTTTCGCGTCACAGGGATTTCCCAGTGCGAAGGGTAGTATATGGGTTCCCCGGCTGTAAAAGTCCGCTGTAGGCCGTTTTCTAGCGTCACAGTAAGCGTATCTCCGGCACGTACATCCACTTCTGGCCGACAGAAAATCAGACTGTCATATAAAATCTCGTTTGCTCCATCCGTCTGATTCGCATTCCTTGCCACACTCACAGACAGCCTACAAGGCACCGCCACGGCTTTCTGACGCTCTTCGTTGACTGTTTCCCCATTCGGCTTCTCGTACTCCACCCAGCCCCATATGTCCATGCTGTGGGTGTATCGAGTTGCTAAGATATCTGCTGGAGTCATCGAAAGCGCACCACCCGGAAACGATTCAGCAATCGGGTCATGTCGCCTGTTATAAGACTGTATCCGGGCAATTTCTGTTCACCATAGGTGATAGTAGTATTACCCTCGGTAATGCTCTTCACAGGGGCATTCTGTGCGTCTGGCGCTGTGTTCTTCTTGTACAGCATGACAACATGGTCAATCAGTGCCGATTCAAGACCAGGAGGAAACTCTGTCCGGTTCGTGTAGGCCAGCATTTCCTGTTCAGTGGCCGAAATCCAGTAGTTCAGTTTAGCGTCGTATGTTGTGTCTTCCTCCGGAATGTCAGCCAGCATCTTTACGGTGGCCAATCTGTCCATTTCCTTCCCTCCTCAAATGAGAAGAGAGCGCCCGTTGCGCTCCCTATTTCTCCCCATCTTCTTTTTTCTTCCTTGTCTTACGCACTATTTCTTCTGCTTCTTTCTTCGAAAGAGTTAAATCACCTTCATGTAATTCCGCCGTATATTCATCAGGCAGCTTTTGAGCCTCTTGCTCGGCCTTTAAACGGCGCATCCGGTTAAAAGCAGCCATTCCCATGCACATTCACCCCTTACGCAAGTTTGTGCTTGAATTGCACTACTCGGATTTTCTTTGGATCGTACACACGATTCCAGTTTGCAGCCAGTGCGATTTCACTATCAGAAGGAGAAGATCCCGCCATTGTGTTTTTCGTGAAAGCTACACCACGAATATGCAGGATGAACGTCTTACGGTTGATGAGATAATCATCACCAACCAAGCTGTCACGGTCTGTTTCTGTCGGCACAAATCGTACCGGACTACCATTTCCTAACGCAATTGCACCCTCACCGAAAATGTAAGACGTGTATATGCCGTTCTCAACCGGGCAGGCATCATCCACAATGACACGCTTACCCATGTATGTTTTGACACTCGGAGAACCGTCAGCTGGTTGTACGTTCTGAATCAGGTTCTGTTTGGCAAGTGAAGCTTCTGTTGCAGAGTGCATGACTATGGCCGTCAGCTTTTCCTTCGCATCGCCGAGCTTTTGTACCGCATCAATGAACGTTGTTCCGGTAAAGTTCGCTGCATCTCCGGTTTGCGCGGAAATGTCGTGTACGTTATTTTCCATGCTTGGAGAGGAGAATACGCCTTTCAGCATCAACATTGTAATGCGCTGCATTTCACGCGACCAATAAGATGCTACCAAATCACCGATGGCTTTTGCCGGGTCACTGCCAGCTAATGCACCAGCAAGGTCATTGGATGCCCACGCACGACCACGTCGGAAGATAACAGCCTCGTCTTGGCCGGATGTGATTTTACCCGGCACTAACGGGTTTGTGTCAGAAAGCACCTCGGAAACACCGTCTAAATCGTTCCAGAATGGCAAGTGAATCGTTTGAGTTGCTTGGCTTGCCAGCGAATCAAACTCTGGACTCGTAGCAACAATACCGGACTGATAAAGTGCCGACAGTTGAGTTGTGCGATTAACAACATACGGATTAAAAACCTCTGGAATAATTACGTCTGCAATACGTGTAGTCATGTACATCTACCTCCTAATTAGCTGATTCCTGTAATTGTTTTGCGAGCTCAGGGTTTTCTCGCAAGAGTCTCCCTTGCTCAGTCAGGTTGAACGTCTCTTTCTTCCATGGATTCACAACCGTTTGTTTGGATTCTGTTGTTGTAACCGGCGTGCGCCCACTCAATCCTGGCGACTCAAATAAATAAGGTTTAGATTCACGCAATCCTTTCAGCGCTTCATCTAAACCTTTGACGGTACCATCTTCATTCAGTTCAAGGCCTTCCCTGTTTACGAACGCTAGCACGTCTGCCGGGTCCTTCGCATCTTTCGCAGCCAGTTTAATAGCTGTGTCGATCTGCGACTGTTTGTACTTTGATTCCCACTCTTCATTTTGCTTCTGAAGATCAGCAATCGTCTGTTCAAGCTTTTCGTTGCCTTTCACAGCCTTTTTCAGTTGCTCAACCTGTTCGTCACGCTCTTTGATTTGGCTCTGTAACTGCTTAATCTCCTCGTTTTTTTCGTTGAGACGAGAACGAGGAACATAATCTTTCTTGTCGTTGTCTATAGCAGCTAACACCTCATCAACCGTGATTTCGCCTTTTGCTAGTTTCTCAAGTAACTCTTTCATAATTACCTCCTATACGTTTTTAACGTGGAACGCCCACGTAGGTATTCGCCCAGTTTTATGCCGTATGGCAGGGCAGAATTGTTTGTTACTGAACTGCATTATGCTGAATGCAAAATTTCTCTCCGCATTTCTTGCAAGACTTTATTGCGACAAACTCTGAGCGCTCCATCTCTATCAAATCGCCTCCACACTCTTCACAATACTTTTCTGGGATTTCCCGTAGTTTTGCAGCTACATCTTGCAATCCAGCAGCAATAACTTCGAGTTGGTGGACTAAGTGCCCTGTTTTCATTCCGACTACAACATCGAATTGTCCTTTTTTAGACATTGCTATCAACTCCTTTTAGGCAATAAAAAAGCACTCATCTGAGCGCTACTTTTTCCCTAAATTTAATATCAAATTGTACTTTTCTTCGGTTATTTTTCTTACTTGTTTTTCGTTTAAATACATTTCATCTTCTGCTCTTATGTCATCATTAGGCTCATAGTTGCAACACGCTTCGGATATATCACCAACTGCATCAACAATTTCTTCAGGAACATCATCATGTTTCCAATCATAAACCAATGAAGGGAAATCATACGAAAATGATTCAATGTCTATTTCGTTATTCAAATATTTCTGGATTAGCTTTTTCATTTCCTCATTCATCTATCTCCCTCCATTCTTTCTTAGGATTCGGCCTTGTTACGATACTTACAATTTCATTCGTATCATTCGCTCTAACAACAGCAATTCCATCTTTGAAGAAGACTGTTTTATCCCCTTCTTCTTGGAAGTATTTTTTCCCGTTTTTCAATACATCTAAGACGTCTTCCTTGGTAAAACTTCTCTTATCTTTACCCTTCTTCTGTCCAAGCACCCTATTAAGCGCATGTTCTTTAAAAATATGACCATGTTCTTTAAAATAGTCAAAAGTATCATAAAGCTTTTTTGTGTATTCTTTTGAGTATCGAGATGGGTCTGCTAACTTTAAGGTATTGCCATCTATAACCTTATTATACCATTCCTTATAATCCATCGTTGCAGGAACTTTAATGGCATTTCCCTTCGCATCCCTAGCAAGTCGCTCACTTACCTTGCTGCCAGTTACAACCGGTACTGTCGTACTTCTACAGTGAGGATGCAACGGCGGATAATTTACGCCCACTACAGCATCCGAAAGCTTGTACCTCTTGCCATCCTGCTGCTGGCATACCTTTGAAGTCTTGCGATCCAGCGTTGCTAAAAACTCATACTCCTCTATGAAACCTGTGTTTTCGTATGCCTTCATGGTCGCCTGATTTACCACATACGAGCTTTCTGTGCGTACAAGGCGTACTGCATTGGCATAGCTGGCTTCCATGCGCTCAGCAACGGCCTTTGAGGTCTGCCGAATGTCCTTGGCTTGGATAAAGTGCTGTACCAACTCTTCTTCCAACACCTGTGTCAGACGTTGCCTGTCCTTCCATATACGCTCGGAATAGTTGGCTCCTGACCATGGCATTGTCAGAATCATTTGGATTGCCTGCGTGTCCAAAACGGCCACTGTAGTAGCCATTCCGATTCCTTGTTGTACAGCAAACGTTGTCTGATAGTACGTTTCGGCTGCACTCTCAATGAAATGTTCCTCAAGCACTTCCTCCTGCTCTTGTTTCAGTTCGGCAAGCTGCACGTTAATCTGCATGAGCAGTTGTTCCAGGCGTGTGATACGCGAACGTGCTGACAGAGTGTTCAGTTCGAGTAGCAGGAGTTGGTCCCCTGTCTTTTCGATGCGCTCCACAAATTCTTCGATGTTCATACGCCACTGGCGAAACTCGTCTCTATTGAGATACACAATCGCCTGCTGATACGTCATGCCGTTTTCGCTGGCATACCGAGCAACAAAAGCTTCGATTTGCTTGATAATCTCACGCTGCGCCTTTTGGTACGCCTTAGCTATTTTCTTTTCGACTTCGGCTGTGCGCGTCATATCGGCTTCGGTGATTTCTTCCATGCGCTTAGCCCAGTATTCAGGCGATGGCAGGGTTACTTTCTCTTCGCTCATGCTGAACCAGCTCCTGTACCTCCACTCTGATCATTAGGAAGCGGGTATGGGTCCTGCATCTGCGTCATCTTCTCTTCTCGCTCTTCTTTCTTGCGCTTTTCTTCCTCTTCCGGATTTGTAACCCACGGATGATTAGCAAGAATCGTCCTTTCAGAAATGATGCCAGTGCTGTTTTGGGCAATCTGAGAGGCTTCCAGATCATTCATCAGAATGTTTTTGTTGAACGTAAACTTGATATCCTTGTAATTGAATTGCCCCTCACCCTTTATGCTTAAATATTCAGCTACAAACCATATCACCCACTCAAGCCCTTTGCGGAATTTACGTTCAAGCATACTAGCCTTCAAATCTAATAGTGAGAACAGGAATTTTAAAGCAACCCCAGAAGGAGCACTGCCGAATTTGTCTGTCGAAACGTCCACACCCTGACCAAAGGTAAAGATACTCTCTCTCAGACGGTCTAGGTGGCTATTTACGGACTGAATAGGCAACTCGGCACTCAATGTATCCACGCCTGCTCCCGGGTCTGCATCAAGGCTTATAGCCTTGTAATAACGTAGATTCTCCATGAACTCGGAAAGTGACTGTCCTTCGTATCCTTTCAGCACATAAATCAGCGCCTGCAACTCTTCTAGGTTGTTTGAGTTGTCGCTTACTCGACGATCATAATCGTCGATGAGCTCCTTATAAAACGTAAGGTCCGATACCTTGAATTGATTGTTGGCGAATTCGATAAACGGAACCTCGCCCCATCCATAGCCCACATCACCATAAGTAAAGTGCGGCGCAGGGTTTACAGGTTCGGTGGTATCAGGTTCATAGTCACCTGTGCCAATCGCGATGTAATACGTTACATCCTGTTTCGTCCACCATTCAGCCCGAATCGCATCCTGACCATTCACAGACATCGGATAATAGCGAATGACAGCCTCCAAGTTCTTCTGCTTGCTCGTATCATAGATCGGGATTACCTGCTCGGCAGGAACGACAATCATGTCAAAATTGCCTTCCTCGTCAATATACGGATGTAGCCATTCCAAACCTTTGTTGGAAGCGCCAAGCCCAAGCTCAACCATGTAATCGTGGAAGTCCTCTGTCAGCACCTCATTAACCTTCTTCACAAAGCTATCTGGTCCGGTGAACGTCACTGGCTTACCAACGATGTATGATACCTTTTGATCTACGAGCAACTTGTGCCAACCGTGCGGAATCTTGTTATTCGGTTTCGTCTGATCCTCTACCTTTTGACCGTCACGCCAGAAATAGTGTTTGCGGCTTTTAATGTCGTTCTCGTTGAAGTAATATCGAACACCCTTCATCATCTCGATGGTGTTATGCGAACTAATTAGGTCTTTCAGTATTTTTGCGTTTGTATTCGTTGTTTCAGCAGCCATTTTTGCGCTGATCTGTTGCTCAAATGTCGGGATATTCGGGTACATAAATCTTCACCTCCTTACGTCAGTACGCCGATGCCGTTCCGTCTTAGCGGCTCTGTGCCATATCGGGTAGCATCGATTGTGTGGTTGTCCTTATCCTCCAGCCGTGGTTTCTGGTTACCGTCTGCATCAACTTGATAGTCAATATTCTCAAACTCTTTCGCTACGTTCGGCGTGCGTTTGGGATCGATCACGATCTCTTCCAAGTCATCCAACCACTTCTCACCAAACTCCACGCTTCCCGGTCCTTTCTTTGCGCCTTTAATGCGTATACCGTAGCTTTTGAGCTCGGATATACTCTTCGGCTCTGCACTGTCAGCTATCGTCATAACATCGTGATACTGTTTTTTAAGTATCCATTCCGCAGCTTCCCGATTGCTAATCTTAGGGCCATAATGTTCATCTAAAAAATAAAGCTTTCGGCGCGTCTTATCGTAATGCATACGCACGAAAGCATATGGATCTGGCCCATATCCCCAGTCAATGCCCTGGTAGATGTTATCAAATGTCCTTAACTCTTTATCCGGTATTTCTCTGAATACAAGATTCGTAAATGGCACAACACCACTCCCTATGGCTTTTCCAAGGTATTCCCATTCGTATTTTTGCGGTTTCTTCCGCTTGACCTCTTCTGCCTCTTCAATGAATGCCTTTGAAACGTATGGATTGTCCAAATAGGTTGAATGATGAACATAAACGTTGTCAGGGAGAAAATGACTTTCAAACTTCTTATTCACCCAGTTTTGTTTTCTTTTTGGTGGGTTGTACGAATAATAGATTTTATATTTCAGTCCATTCGGCAACTCTGCACGGACAACAGAATTGACGATAGTAGAGACTTCATCTTCTGTCTTGAATTCCGCTAATTCTTCTACCCATAGGCGAGCAATAGGGAACTTCGATGATTTTATGGACTTAATCTTTTCTGGCTTATCCGCCCCACGAAAGATAATGTAATTCCCGCGTGGAATATAAGTGATTTTTAACGGGCTATATTTGACCTGGAACAAATGAGAAACGCCTACATGCTCAATCGCCCACAATAGTTGTTCAAATACGCTCTCCTGCAACGTATTTCCGACTTTACGAATACATAGCGCGTTGATCGGATAGCGTATGATGTCATAAATAAGGTCAATGCTAATATGCGTTGATTTAGAAGAGTTCCGGCCACCCTTCAAAACGTAGTAAAGATGCTCGTTTTTTCTTGATGCTCTCCAAAAGCCATAAAAGGCTGGCAGGAGTTTTTCCGACATCTTAATCTTCATCGTCATCCCTTATATCGTCGATGAACTGTATATTCAAATCAGCATTGACGCTCACATTATCTTTGAACATGCCCAAATGCTTCCCAAGCAACTCCAAGGCTTTTAGCTTGTCATTTAACTTGATTTCTTTCTTAACGCCACCTTTAGGTAATACGGTTTCTGTTATTGACTGGATAACAGAACCATCAACCTCATCACTATCTTTCAAGGCAATACTCTCTTTATCCCACTCTACATAATCCTTAAGGTCAGCAAAAGCGATCTTGGCTAATTGCTCGACAATGCGATCTTGGGAAACACTCGTCCGTTTTGAGCGTTCAGCCATAGCCTTTGCAATTGCTTCTGAAACTGAAGTTTTCTGAAGGAGTTGATATCCTTGTTGTTCAGCTGTCTTAACACTGTATCCAGCACGTATGGCCGCTTGTGTCGCGTTTAAATCAATAAGATATTCTTCAACAAAACGTCGTTGTTTCGCATTTAACTTTGCCATCTACATCACCACCCACCTCCGTTTTAGGGTAAAAGAAAAAGCCGCTCGATGAGCGACTATTCTTCTACCATCTCATATAGATATCTTTCTTGCAGGGATATTTCTCTCCTTTCACACGCATAAAAAACACGTATAAATTTTATATTTTTCTATTTACACGCATAAATAATGCGTGTTATAATAATATTAGAAAGGAGGTAACGAAATTGGGCAAACAAATCACAGTAAGAAAAGTCCTGCAAGCCCTGAAAGATGAAGGGTTCATAAAATCCCCGAATCACAAAGGTAAAGGAAGTCACCAGAGATACATACATAAAGACGACCCTACAAGATATGCTGATATCAGCTATCATCATAGCGGTCAAGTGATTCCAAAAGGAACACTTAGAAGCATAGAAAGGACTTCAGGGGTTAAATTCTAACCCCTGACTCCCCTCCAATTTCGTTATCTCCAATAAATGAAGGAGCGTGATTTAAATGGCTTATAAGAATCATTACATTTACCCAGTTGTTGTAGAAAAAGCAGAAGATGGCGGACTGGGCATGTATTTTCCTGATCTTCCTGGAACAGCAATTCTTGCGCCAGATTTAATCAACGGAATCAAACAAGCAAAAGAAATGCTGGCCAATCTCATACTAGATATGGAAGAGCAAGGGCTTGAAGTTCCTAAGCCATCGAATCCTGAAGATATCGAGCTATTAGATGCAAGCGATCGTGTTGTATTTATTGAAATTTATATGCCGCCCTATCGAGATGAAGCAGCAAATAAAGCAGTAACAAAAAACTGCACCTTACCGAAGTGGTTGCGAGATGCCGGCGAAGAAGCTGGGTTAAACTTTTCGCAACTCCTTCAAACATCCATCAAAGAAGCTTTAGGGATTAGCGACGAAAAGCGGCCTTAATTGGTCGCTTTTTTTCTTCGCAATATTCTTCCGAATAATAAAAGACCGCCCCTCCCCTGGAACGGCCTTCGCTTATCTTTCCTGCGTCCAGCATACCACACCACGCTTTTCATCTGCAAAAAACGTCAAGAGTGTAAACTAATGTCTAAAATGTAAAGCAAAAAGCCCGCCGCTATGCCGACAGGCTTCCTCGTATCTCATCTTCATACATAATCCACGCTAGATTTCGAATCATTGACCGTCTAATTTTATCGACTGTCTGACGACTCACATCTAACTGCTGCGCGATTTCATACATCTTCTCACCGTCCATCATCCCTTCTGCCACTGCACGCTCTCTTTCGTCCTGTAACGATGCCACAGCAGCTTCTAACTTCTTCACCTTTCGCTCATATCGCTTCATGCGTTCCCAGTTCCGTAAAAGCTTCTGTGCTTCCCTATACGTCACGTCTGAATTAACCCCTTGGGCTTTCGGAAGGATTGATTCAATACCATATTGCGCCGTACCAGCATGAATAATATTCTCCCATACCTCTCGCGGATACTGCTTCTCATACTCATCACATTTTTGTAGCGTTTGAATCTTCTCTGCCATCCAGCGATAGTCACGTAAGTCCTGCTCCACACGCTGCACAGCCTCCAATGCTGGTTCCAAGTCGAGAAAAGCTAATTGTCCATCATGCTCCTTCAACTGTGCCGCCTGGTACTCATCCCACTGGGGGCAACTCTGCACCTTTCCGATGTGCATGTCATGAATGCGGCACATACTTGTTTTCCCCCATTGTGAACCCGGACACTTCGCGCAGACATTCTCCAAAAAATGTTGATGATTCATGACCCATTCCCCCTGCTCATGGTAAAATATTCTTGTAGGCAAGAACAGGGAAGCCCCTCGCCGGTTGGCAGACCGACAAGGGGTGTTTTTTATTTCTGATTAGCGACCGCTATTCTCAATCGACGATTCGCTTCGCTAAACTTATCAACCAGCTTTTGAAGCTCTTCATTGTCCTTCCGCAA